CTGGGATTGCGTCGAGGCTGGAGGTTCTTCCGGACGTGACGCAGCTAGCCCTCCTCGAACCCCATCACCGGCCTTGCTACTCCGAGGGGCAGAGGGTTCGGGTCGGTGACCATGTGGGGCGAGTGGTCACTGTGTGGGAGTCTAGCCCCAGCAAACGCAGCCGATGCCCGCCAGGGACCTACTACCTGGTGCAGTTCCCCGACAAGACAAGACGGTGCTACCCCTGGCACCGCGTGAGGAGTGTGAAATGACTGACCCGATGCAAGCAGCCCTGACCGAGGATGTGATGCGACTGACCCAGGAGCGCGACGAGCTCGAGGAGCGGGTAGCTCGACTCAAGCGTGAGAACGAGAAGTGGGCGCGCGTGGTTCCCGAACAGGCCGTAGAGCGTGACTCGCTGTCCGGGCAGGTGCACCGCTTGGCCGCCCAACTCGCGGAGGAGCAGATCCGAAGCGGTGAACTTCAGCGCCAGGTGGCCCAGTTGGAGAAGGAGCGTGACATGGCCTACCATGCCTACGATAAGCTCCGTGAAGAGTTCCTGGCGCTGACGTTCGAGCCGGTGGCTCCCCAGCTGGAGGACACGTTTCCCGAAGTCGTCAGCGGTGCTGGAGACTCGACGCCGACGAGCATCCTCGTGCCGTTTGAGGGCACGTACTCCGAGCCCAACAGCAAGGGCTGAGACGAGTCGCTGGCGCACTCTCCGGGGTGCGCTTTTCTTGTACCCCTTGACACTTATGCTCACGTTGAGTATAAGTGTACTGAACACATGTGCGGTGGAGCTATGGCAAATGCAACAGACAAGCAGCCCTGGGAGCGTATTGAGGGAGAGACCGACAAGGCTTTCGCAGCCTTCCAGGTCTACCTGTGCCTGGGCCCTGCTCGCTCTATTGACATTGCTTGGCGCAGCATCACACCAACAGCACAACCTCGGCAGCGCGCCCCGCGCTGGTGGCTCACATGGTCGAGCAAGTACAGCTGGGTGTCTCGCACCCAAGCCTACGACGATCACATGGCCAGCCTGTACCGCGCCGAGCACGAGGACATCAACCTCCGCATCGTGGAGAAGTCCAAGCGCACCATCGAGCGTGCCATCGACAAGAGCTACAACCTGCTCGACACAGCAGGGGACCTGCGCGAGATCGCCACGTCGCTCAACTCCATCGCCAACAGCCTCAAGCTGTTCCAGCCCGCTCAAGCCCAAGAGGCTGGCCCTGCTCGTGTGGAGTACAACGACCCCTGGCTCGAATCCGATGACGGTTAGGCTCCTCCAGTGGCACCCCAACCCAGCGCAGGAGCGGTTCCTCCGAGCCATGCGCCCAAACCGCCGCCACCTGCTGCGAGCCGGATGGGGGACAGGCAAGACCACCCTCGGTGGATTCGTTGGTCAACGCCTCGCCCACCTCAACCCTGGCATCCCTGGCCTCGTCGCCTCTCACAATCACAACCATGTCTCTGTCAACCTCGTGCCGAAGCTCATCGAGCACTTCAAGGCTGCGGGCACCTTCGCCGGCAAGAACGAGAACAAGCGGGTCATCTACCTGACCACGGGCGCCACTGTCCAGTGGGGTAGCGCGGACACACCCAAGAGTCTCGACGGCAACGACGTGGGCTGGGCCATCGGTGACGAGATCCGCCACTGGCCTCAAGAGTCCTACACCATCTTCCAGTCACGCATCCGGCGCGTGGACGCTGCCTTCCCTGCGGAGGTACTGCTGACCACCCCGGACATGAACTGGATCTACCACGAGTTCGCCGAGGCCGAGGACCTAATCCAGGTCGTTGCCTCCACCTACGAGAACGAGGTGAACCTCCGACCCGGCTACATCGAGGACCAGCTCCGGCGACTCAGCCCAGGGTTGGCCAAGCAGTTCATCCACGCCGAGTGGTACGGGGCCGAGGGCAATGCCTTCCCCGAGTTCGACCGAGCCATCCACTGCCAGGACGATCTGTGTGCTCGCTCTCGGGATGGTCTGGCTCGCTGTCACGTTGCTGTGGACTTCGGCGGCAAGCACGCCGCGATCTACTTCCAGCACTTCGACTGGTGTGAGCGACACGGCACCCAAGGCTGCTTCCATGTGGTCGGCGAGTGGATGCCAGACGACTTGCCGACCTACCTGTTCACGCACCAGCTCCGCGACAACATGCGCGCTCGACGCTTCGAGCCGCTCAAATGCTTCCCCGACAAGGCGGGGCACGCGACCAACGCCCAGACCGGGGTGCGCGACATCGAGCTCCTCCAGCGGTACGGCTTCGACTGCCACTGGTCCACCGAGCCCGAGATCATCTCCGTGGTAGGCGGCACTGACAAACTGCGCTCACTCCTCCAGCCAGCCGTAGGGAAACCTCGACTCTACATTGACTCTAGCCTCCTGGGGAGCGAGCGCGGTATCTGCACCGCGCTGGAGTCGATCAAGACCGACCGCAACCAGCCCCGACGCTACCAGAAGGATAAGCAATACGAGCACGCCGTGGACACCCTCCGCTACGGAGTCGTGAACATCGAGCCACCCGTGGACCTGAAAGCGAGGGTGGTGTGATGCGTGAGTTCAGCGGTGACCAACTCGGCCTCATGTGGAACGAGCAGAAGGACGCCCGTGCCTATGCCGCGCGCAAGCGGAAGATGTACCAGCACGACTGGAAGGACTGGCTCAACGAGGAGATGCGCAAGCTGTTCGAGTCGGACACCTTCGACATCCTCAAGCAGCGCAGTGACACCTCGGTCAACATGTTCCGCTGGACCATCGACGAGCTGGCCTCCATCTACAGCGAGCCGGTGCATCGCTCCATCGACGACACCGTTGACCTGGAGATCAGCCCCGAGGTCGACATGACACTCGACCAGGCCTGCAAGTGGACCATGGCAACCGGCGAGGTACTGCTCCGCCCTGCGTGGGTCAACGGTCGCATGCTGATCTACCTCTACCCCCGCGACAGCTTCCTCGCCGTCCCCTCGGACGAAGACCCGCTCCTCCTCGACGCTGTGGTCATCGAGCACAAGGACAGCAAGGGGGCCACTTCCAAGTACGAGGTCTGGACCGAGCACGAGTGGGCCTACTACGACCAGGCCTGGCAGCCCATTGCCATGCAGGGCGAGGACGGAGAGCCACGCGACACCACGAACCCCTACGGTGTGGTGCCGTTTGTCGTGGCACACTCCGAGTACCCCAGCACTGCGTTCTGGCACGGATCGTCCTGTGACGATCTTGCACAGGCATGCCTGGATATGGGCGTGAGCCTCACCGACTTCAACCACCTGCGACACTTTCAGAGCTACAAGCAGGGGGTGATCAAGTCTGACACACTCGAAGACGGTGACATCTCCCGGCTCAAGTCCGACCCCACCTCGTGGATCCAGATCAAGGGTGCCACGGCCAACGCCTTCGCGATCGACATGCAGGCCAACCTCTCTGAGAACCTCAACGTGGCACTGGACAAGTCCCAGTTCACGGTGGGGATGCGAGGGGCTCGACCCACGCTCGTACGTGGTGAGGAGTCGGCCGCAAGTGGGTACGCGCTCAAGATCAAGGAGCACAAGAAGGCCCAGGTCTGGTCGCAGTTGCGACAACTCTGGCACCTCTGGGAGGAGTCCCTCTGGCGTGTCGCTCGTGTGGTGTTCCCTGTGGAGGATGGTCCAGCCATCCCCGAGGGCAAGCTGATGATCGACTGGCCCGAACTGGGGCCGGGTAGCTCGCGTCTTGAGGTCGGGCAGTACGTCGCCTCCATCACCACCATCATTGGTGAGGAGGAGTCATTGCGGGAGCTGGGGTACAGCGAGGAGGACATCCAGCGCATCCTGGCCCAGAAGATGGCCGAGACCGTACGCAACCCTCAGGTCAACCCCATGGCCGTCCCTGTCTCCCCCTTGAGCGAGGGAGGCAACGATGGCGTTTGACCCCGACACCCTGTTCGGCGAGATGGCCGCGTTGTACGACGACGCGATCGGTCGTGTGATGTCTCGACCCCTGGGGCCACAGATCAGCGCGCTCCTATCCGGGGCTCGCTTGGCTGCTGTGCTCTCGGACGAGATCGGCGGGGCACTGCAAGACTACGTGTCCACGGGATACGACGTCGCGGAACTGCTTGATCAGGTCTACCTGTTCAAGAAGGACGCACCCATTCAGCGTGTGCCCCAGATCAACGTGGACAGTAAGCGCGGCGTCATCGTGGGGCAGAACTACAGCACCCTCGCACTCGATCGGCTCATCAAGGGCCAGGAGGGATTCATCCAGCAGGCCGTGGCTCAAGTCCAGGCCGGGATTCTGGACGAGCAGGTGTTGGGTGACGCGCTTCGCACTGTGAAGGGTCAGGCCAAGACCATCATCGGCACTGGCCTCGCTGGGCTCCAGCGCACGGTACAGAACGACCTAGGCGAGCGCATCTCTACCGACGGGCGGAAGCTCGCCCTGTACAGCGGTGAGGTGCGAACCAACAGCCGACCTTACTGCAAGGCCCTCAAGGGCAAGGTCGTGGATCTGGATATCCTCCGCCGGACTCCGAACGGCCACGGCCTGGACGCCTCCGTGTTCTGCGGGGGCTACAACTGCATCGACAGCCTGATCCCCGTGACGTCGGACATGATGCGCGAGAACGGCTGGCCCGAAGCTACGCTCGAAGACTACGAGCGGGCCAAGCAGGGAGCAGCGCGACGATGAGCCGATCCCTGACCAAGCAGATGGAGATCTCCATCCGGAGACAGTACGAGGCCATCGCCGAGCAACTCCTCGACGAGGTGGTCAACGCTCAGGTTGTGAGCCTCAACCGGCGACTCGACAAAGGGGTCGGCCTCGATGACAAGCCGATGCCCATGGTCGGTGCTCGGTACGCCAAGAAGCGCGGCAAAATGGGCCGCCTTCGCACCATGCTCCACACGGGGCACACCCGTCGCTCGATCCGAGTGACCAAGGGCAGGAATGTCCGCACCATCGGTGTGGGAGACACCTTCGCCCGCGACAAGATCTTCTGGAACCATGTGCGCTATCCCTTCTGGGGCATCAGCCCCGAGGACCGCAAGTTCTTGCAGCGCACCATAGAGCGCGTGCTCCGTCGCGCGCAAAAGCGCAGGTGAATCATGGACGCTAACGTCGAACCCCAAGTCGTGGACGCCCCCGAGACCCAAGAGGGAACCGCCGGTGAACCCACTTCCACCAAGCCACCCGAGACCCAGCCTGACACCACGCCCTCGGGGCTGACGGTCGACCAGGTCAAGGAACTCTTGGCGGCTGACCGTGCAGCACTCCTCGCTGAGTTGAAGCCCAAGGAGGAGCCGACCGACGACGCGCCTCCCGAGGACCCCCAACTCGTGGAGATGCGCGAAGCGCTCCAGGAGCTGCACGAGGCCAACATCTCCGGGCTAAGCGAGGAGCACAAGAAGCTCGTCGCCGACCTGGGCGGCGAGAGCGTCGTGGCCCAGGTTCGCGTACTAGCGAAGTTGAAGGCGAGCGGCGTCATCAAGGGCACCAGCGCACCCAGCCCCACGCCCAATGAAGGGGGCGACGGCAAGAAGCCCGAGACCTCCACCGAGAAACCCCCGCGCTCGAAGCTCGACCTGAGCGGAAACGCGGGTGACAACAAGCCACCCCAGACATGGGCCGAGGCGGACGCAGAGTTCACCCAGGCCCTCGCAGCGAGCAAGCGGTAACGCGACGCGGCTGTAGCATACGAACACCCAGGCCAGGCCAGGCCACCTGAAGGAGACACACACCATGGCAACGCATGCACAAGTCAGCGAGTACGCGAACCTGCTGCTCGACAAGTACGGCAACATGATCCTCAAGGCGTTCACCGACCTCGGCGCCGACTATCTCACCGTGTCGAACAAGACGATCCTCGGTCGCTTGGCGGCACGCGGTCGCATTCGAGTCGGGAGCGGTCAGTCCTCCGAGCGGTACGTCAAGGAGTGGTCGGTTGACACCGCCTCTCGCACCGCTGTCGCGTACGGCGCGAACGATGCCTACGCGGCAGACAGCGCCGACACCTACGGCGTGGCTTCCATCGACTGGAAGCGCGTGGGTACCCAGATGGGATGGGACGACTTGGTCAACATGACCAACCTCCCACTCCGTGACGGCAGCCAGCCTCTGTCCAAGCGCCTCGCCAAGCGCCTCGACTCCATCCTCTCCAAGATCTCGGCCGACCTGTTCACGGACGGTACCGGGACCAGCGGCAAGGACTTCACCGGCTACAAGGCATTCATGTCCGTAGCCAACACCTACGCCGGGATCAGCCAGTCGTCCAACTCCTACTGGCGCGCCCAGCGTGAGAACGCTGGTTCCTCTGCGTTGTCCATCACCCACCTGGAGAACCTCATCGGCGCCATGGATGACCTTGGCCTGATCCGTGATGGCGACACTGAGATCTGGACGGGTCGCACCCAGTGGCTCGCGATGAAGGGGCTGAGCAGTCCCTTCCTTCAGTACACCAACAGTGGCAACGTCGGCGACAACATCCGCCCGGTGTACGCGGATGGGTCCTACCAGATCCCCATCCACATCCTCCCGGACATGCCCAACACCGAGGTGTGGGTGGTCAATCCCAACCTGTCCGAGACCGAACTGGTCTTCGCCGATCACACCCCTCAGGAGGAAGTGCCCGCTGCTCCTCACAGCGAGGCCATCAACCACAAGCAGGTTCCTGTCGGCCTGAAGCCCATCTACAACAACACCGACGTGTCGGGTGTGTGGATGCGCTCCTACGGCAACCTCGTCTGTGGTATGCCCCGAGCCAACGGCTACATCGACGGGCTGACCACCTGATCCTGATCCTGAACTGACACCTTGACCCGCACCCCGGCTCCTCGGGGTGCTCCTGTACTTGCAACGCTCCACAGAGAGGACAGCGACCATGGCTGCAACAACCAACTGGACCAAGGTGCACGACGGAGATGACTACGCTCGCTCCGGCGACGCATCCACCCTCAAGAAGGTCTACACCTTCAAGTGCTCCTCCTCCTACGCGACGGGGGGCGATCCTGTCACCCCGGCCACCGACATCTCACTCCAGAGCGGTGACTCGATCGTCGCCTGCGAGGTGAACGAAGAGACGGGGCTGAACACCTATACCCCGAAGTACGACCTCACCAACAACAAGGTCCTGCTGTTCGACAAGAACAGCGGCGCCGAGGTGTCGTCGACCACTGACGTGAGCGGAGCCACTTTCCGCGCCGAGTTCACGATCGCGCGCGGCTAACACCCGACGCTCGACATCCCCATCACCCTGGCAGAGTCACGAGGTTTCCCATGTACGCATCCGAGAGCACCAACCGTCACCTGGACAGTTTCTTCTCGACCCACCCACAGGACCGCAAGGTCTGGTTCGACACCAAGGATCCGGGCGTCCTGCCCGAACTCTATGACATTCTCGTCAGCGATGAGCGGTTCGGTGTGTCGGACCTGGTGCAGCTGCCCGAGCCGCACAAGACGTGGTGCAGTTGGCACCTGTGTGGGAACTCGCAGAAGATGCTCCCACCCAGCGGCCGGACCTTCATGGTCCGCATCAACGACGAGATGGACTGGCCCACAGTCCAGCGTGTGGTCGATGGCAAGCCGGTCGACGAGGAGGTGCCTCGCGTCATCCAACTGGAGACGGGCATCAAGCACAACGATCGCAAGTACATGGAACTCAAGGCGGGCAGGACCTACAACCTGTCGGCCGAACACGCCGTCCTGGCCATGGACTGCTATGGCCCCCTGGCCCCGCACCACAACCGCAACAAGCTGGTCGAGGTGCGACCCTGGGACGATGAGCCAGAAGTGAGCGAACCCTCTGCCACCAACCCCCCACCGGACGAGAAGTCTGCGTCAGTAGACAAGTCCAGCGGGAAGCGCAGCAGCAAGCCTGCGAACAAGTAACCCACACCCAATACCCTGAGGTCGAACCATGTCGATCAGCGTTGCCATACAGGATCACACCAGCCGGATCTACCTCCGGCACGTGGACCCCGACACCCACGAGGAGATCGCGGTCGCGTCGGGTACGGTCTCGATCTACCGTGGCAACAACAAGCTGGTGGACGCGGCCTCGGTCACAGTGAGCGGCTCACGGGTCTACTACGAGGCCACCTGGTCCGAGAGTACATGGCCCCTCGATTCGTACCGGGCTGAGTGGTCCCTCGTGGACACCTCGGCACCCCCGGTGACTCGGGTGGTGGAGTCGTTCTTCGAGGTAGTGGTCCGCCACTTCCGATGCCCTGTCGGCGCGTCGGACTTCAGCAGCCGCTACCCCTATCTCACGCAACTCTTCCCCAGCGGCACGACCCTCGCGGACTTCCTCGACAGTGCCTGGGAGGAGATCGAACTCACCCTGTATGGGAAGCTCGAACGCTACCCCGGCAACGTGTTCCATCCGGAGCAGTTTGCGAAAGCAGCCGAATACTGGTGCGTGGCCGACGCCTATCGGGCCATCTCGCGTGGGAGTGGTACCGAGGACGAGCAGAAGGCCAACCACTACCGGGACCGAGCCATGCAGGCGCTGAAGTCGGCGCAGGCGTTCGTTCGCGCGGACACCGACGACGACAACGTGGTCGACGCAAGTGAGGTCTCCACCCTCTCCAGCATACGGATGGTGCGATGAGTCTCACACAGGCCATCGGGGAGATCGAAGGGGCCCTGGCGGCGGCACCTGTGTCACTGACCAAGCACCCCGACAACGGTGACCTGACCCTGTTGGAGTCGTCGATCCTGGATGGCTCGTTCCTCCTCATCGTCAGTGACGGTGGGGAACCCTGGCCTGAAGCGGCACCTGCTGGTGATGGTCCACGCATCTGGGTGGCCACCGTCCGCATCGAAGTGGGCACGCTCATCAAGGACAGCTACCAGGAGAGCAGCATCCTGTCGGTGGGTCGTGGCCGGTCCGTCGTGGAGGCTCTCCGTTACACAAACCTCACGTATGGGCAGGTCTGGCCTGTGGTCGAGCCGTCCAGCGAAGTCGCCGAACGGCTGATCCTGTGGTCGGCTGAGTACAACCTGAGATACGAGGAGTAGACCATGAAACCTGCACGAGGACCCAACGACCAGCCCGCGCCCTCCCAGGCGGAGACGCCCGAAGAGAGAATGGCGCGGCTCAAGCTGGAGCGCGAGCGGCTGGAGAGTCGCTCTCGTGAGGTGAAGGTCGAACTCAAGGAGACCCGCAAAGAGATGCGGGCCGAGGACAAGGCAGAGGCCAAGCCAGTCGAAGCCCCTGTCGAGCCTTCACCCGAAGCCACCCCCAACGAGTAACAACCGCAACGCAAGACCAGCAAGGGGAGTCCTGACCCATGGCAACCACATCGTCTTTCTCACACATCAACGAGGCCATTGGCCTGGCAGGGTTCTGCCCCGAGCTGGTGCAGGGAACCCCGAACTACAACTTCACCGCGGACGGTGGGGCGAACTCTGGCACAGCTGTTACCATCGACACGACCAGCGGGGCGACCCACAACAACAACATCGCCAGCATCACGGCCGAGAAGTTCCAAGGCCTGCAGATCTGGTTCCCGCCCACGACGGCTACCTCAGCCCTCCAAGGCAAGGCCTATAACATCAGCGCCCAGTCGGCACCCGCCGCCAACATCGTCACCCTCACGGTGGACACGATGGCAGCCACGCCTGCTGGGACCGATGTGTTTTGGATCCTGGGTGTGCTGCCCATCGAGAAGACCATGCCCGACGTCAAGACGGCCGGTCTCCCTCGGGACTTCATGCGGCTCACGCTGGACCCCGCCTCGTCGATCGCTGGGCTTTCGGATGCGAGCGGCTCCATCACCTTCGAGGCGTTCGGCCTCAACACCACACTTGGCGACGGAGTGACCCCAGTGAAGGACCGCCTCTCGGTCTTCTTGGAGACGTTCTACGGCACGCGCACCGCTGCGAGTGGTACGGCTGTCTCTGGCTCGGGATCCACCACCACCGTCGTCGACGTCGCCGACGCGAGCGGCTTTGCTGTGGGGCAGGTTGTGGTTATCAGCGGCGAGGCCCGCAAGATCACGGCCATCGACACCGCATCGACCCCGGACAACATCACGCTGCACCGGGCGCTCTCGGCTGCTCCTGCTGACACCACTGTCGTGTATGGCAGCGAGCACTTCGAGCCTGTGGACACCGGGCACGCGACCGGCACTCTGTTCTTCCTCGCGGACGACAGCCTGATCACCATCTACGGGGCGATCGGCTCGGTGAAGTTCAGCGCACCGTTCGGCGAGATCGTCAAGTGCTCCTTCGACTTCAACGGCGAGTGGGACCCGTCCCAGATGACCGACGCGGCCAGTCTCGGTGGGTACCAGTTGGCCAAGTCGCCGATCGCGTTCACCTCCACCCCGAACGTGGACTTCAACACCACCGAGTTGGCGACCAACGCGATCGAGTTCGACACCGGTTCCGCCAGTGTGGACATCCAGGACACCGAGGCGGGCGGCAAGCGGTTCTTTATCCGTGAGCGCAAGGCCATGGTCAACCTCAAGTTCCGCTACAAGAACCGCACTCCCAAGTACACCTGGGAGGCCAACAAGACCAAGGCGTACCTATTGGCCTGCGCTGGTACTGGCGCTGGTGACATGATCGGCTTCGGCATCGACGGACACATCCCCGAGCCTGCCTCCATGTCCGAGGTCAACGCCACCCGGTACTGGGACGCGCAGTTCCAACACTACGACGATCAGACCGCCAACGACGCGCAGTACCCCCGGATCATCCGGGCGTAGGTCGCGCGCCAACTACCACACCGCAACGACCCAGGGAGGCAACATGGGACGTTTTGATCTGGCCAAGCTCTACAAGCACCGCATCCTCATCGAGCTACCCTCTGACGGCGAGGCACCCATCAAGATCTGGGCACACCCTCCCACCGTCGAGGAGATCAGCGCGGCGTCGATGGATGCGGGGCTCTCCGTCGATGAAGGCGGACGCTTCAGCGTGGAGGACGCCAACAAGCTCCAGCTCAACATATCCAGCGCACAGGTCCAGTACTACCTGGCTCGCTACTGCGTGGACGCAATCGAGGGACTGGACGGTTGGCCCACCACTCCCAAGCACAAGGGACCCAACGGGCTACCTGTGCTGACCGACGAGGCCATGGAGGCCATCGGGCGAAGCGAGGGTGGGGAGGTCGATTACGGCCTTCAGTACGCTGTACTCGTGCACGTGGGGGAAAAGCTCGCCTCTGAGTCCAAGGTGGGCGAAGAGGAGGGAAACGGCTCCGCGCCGTCGCCTTCTGGGCTCTCTACCGGGAGCTCCACCGAAGCGACGACGGCAGTGACGGAGGAGGGCTTCCCGACTGCAACCGATGCACCGACCCCAAGTGGGCAGGCGCCCGCAATCTCTGGGGCTGTGACGGTTGCAGCGGAGGCCACGCCACCGGAGGGTTCGAGTACTACTTCGACGACGTGACTCTAACCCGCTGCCCCAACGCGATGGTGAAGCATCCGTGGGCGCAGCACTGCATTCGACTCTTCGCTGCCTACAAGCGAGGACTGACACCCAACGGCTGCCTCAACCAAGAGACCGCCCACTACGCCCAAGTGATGCACCTCATGGAGGTGTACGAGGCGCAAGCCTCAGCCTGGTACACACGAGAGAGCAAGCGACAAGGATAGACCCACGTGGCCAGCTTCGATCCCGAGATCAAGGTCAGACTGAACACCCGAGGCGCCGAGGCGCAGGCCCAGGCGAGCGCCCGGAAGATCTCGAACAACATGAAGCAGGTGGCCGTCGCGGGCGACCAGGCTGGGGAGGGCTTCACGAAGTCCCTCAAGAACTCCATCCCTCTCGTGGGCAAGGCAGTCGCTGCCTTCACCCGCTTCGGTGTGGGGTTGAACTTGTTCCGCATCGCCTCCGCTGAGGTCACCAACTCAGCCGCAGCCATCAGTAACTTCGTCGGCCGCATGGCGGAGCTCCGCGACGTCGGACTCCAGGCCAAGTGGTTCAACGTACCCATCTCACAGGCCACTCAGCTCCAGGGCATCCTCGACGACGTCAAGTCGAAGTACGAGGCTCTCAATCTCTCCGTGGAGTTGAAGCAGATCGGCCTCGACGCCACACAGATCGACAAGTTCGGCCACACCATCAACGTGCTCGCGGCGTTCACCGGCGAGGGCAAGGACACCATCGAGAAGGCGCTCAAGAACGCCCAGGTGACCGACCGCCAGCTTGCGATCCTGAACAAGAACCGCACCGGGCTGGAGGTTGCCTTCGCCAAGGAGCAGGCCAAGCAGGGCGGACGTGCGCTCGACCTGAACGAGCGCGTGAAGGTGATGATCGACTTCCTCGACGTGACCAAGCAGACGGAGGCCGCGCTCGGCGAGCTAGGCAAGCGCAACCCCTTCGATGCGCTGGCGATGGACGTGCGCTCCGCGACGGAGGATTTCATCACCAAGCTCAAGCCCGAGATCGATGCCACAGCAGAGGCCCTCGTGAAGTTCGGCAGGCTTGGGGTTGGAGCGCTACGCAAGGTCGGCGAGTGGGGTGGCATCGTCCTGGACAAGCTCAGACCTGTGTTCAAGTTCTTCATCGGCCTTGGTCCGGCGGCGGAAAGTGCTGGGCGGCAGGCCGAGGCCGCGGCCCGGCGCGCTGCCGCTCAGATCACAACCTCCTACTCAGAGGCGTACAACGGCCTCAAGTACATCGTGGAGGGGACCTACGGCAAGCTGGAGCAGATCCAGGAGGAGTTTGACCGACGACAGGCTGCCAAGCGGATGGCCCGGCTCAAGCAGCAGGCTGAGTTGGAAGCCATCCAGGAGTTCACCGCCCGCCAGAAGCAGGGTCGCACCCTTCTCCGGAACTTCCAGCGGACCGCCCTATCCGCCATCGCCGGTCAGGGGGTGCGTGGGATCGGTGCTGTGGTCGGTGGTATGAGTCAGGCCGTGGAACTCGCTCGGGTGTTCACGGCGACACTGGGCCCCAACTTCGAGAAGACCAACAAGCGAGCGACGCAGATCTTCAAGCTGACCCTGGAGGCTGGGCGTGGCGGTCTCGTCAAGCTGATCGAGAGCGAGAAGCAGCGCATCAACTTGATGCAGGCACAGATGCTCCTGTCCAAGCAGGCCAAGGAGGAGCTCAAGATCCAAAACCAGATCATGAACACCAAGAAGACCGTACAGCAGGCGCTCATTGCACTGCAGGATGCCGAGAGCGTCCTCGGTCAGGACCGGAGCAAGACCGCTCAGGACATGGTCAAGAAGCTCCAGGCGCTCAAGAAGCTGTTCACCGAGCAGGAGGAGATTGAGACCCGACTGCTGGAGAAGCAGCGAGAGATGGCCCGGATCCAGGGGGACGCACGTCGCGCTCAGGATTCTGTGCGGTTCAAGCTCCAGGAGACCAAGGCTGCACAGGATCTGGTCTCGCTCTACAACTCGGTCGCTCAGACCGAGGGTCGCATCGTGCGAGACCGAGGAGAGTCCACACGGTTCCTGCTCCAGCAGGCTGCACTCGGTCAGCAACTCCTGGAGATCCGCATCCGTGAGCTGTCCCAGATGCGCGAGCGGGAGAAGTCCGGTAGCCTGAACGCCAAGAAGCTCGACCTGGAGATCGGTCGGATGCGTACCCTGTTGGGCATCGAACAGCAGCGCCAGCTCATCACCCGCGCCCTTGCGGTAGCGAAGGAGCGAGCGGCTCAACTGGCCGACCTGGAGCGCAGTCAACAGAGAGCCACCACGGCCGCACAGCTCGCCAGTCAGCGCGAGGCTCTGGCGTTCGCCAACAAGCGTCTAGCTCTCGACCTCCAACGCAAGACACTGGCTCCTGAGGAGGAGACCATCTCCAAGCTCCGCGCCCAACTGGCCCAGACCTCCGAGACCATCGCGAACCTGGAGGGGCAACTCGCCCTGGCGAAGGGTGCGAAGGCGCAGGACTTGGCCCAGCAACTCAGCCACCAGCAGCTGATGCTCGACCTCCAGCGCGAGCAACTCGCCCTGACCGAACAGCAAGCGGAGCGAGAGCGGTTCCGCCTCACCACCCTCGGTGCCTTCCTGGAGACGCTCCAGGGCCAAGCTACGAACCTTTCGCAGAAGGTGGGGCAAGAGCTAGGCAACAAGCTCTTAGGGCTGGCACAGACCATCTCAGGTGCCTTGGGGCAGCTATTTACCGACATGATTCTCGCTCCGGAGCAGGCGCTCGGCAACCTCGGCAAGGCTGTCCTCGGGGCGTTTGGAGACATGGCTCTCCAGCTCTCAGCGTTCGCAGCAGCCCAGGCGTTGCTGATGGCGTTTACCCCCGGCGGCCAAGCCTCTGCTGTGGGGTTGGGTATTGCCGCCGGTGTACTCGCTGCGCTCGGTGGATCGCTAAAGGCAGGGTCAGCCGCGATTCAGTCCGCGCCCACACCCACGACGACGCCAGCGCCCAGCGGCGGATCGTCGCCTGGGTTTGCGACAGCGGTGCCAGGGTCCCAGCCGGCTCAGCCGCAGCAAGTGACCTACAACAGCTACAACTACAACGACGTGCCCTGGCGCTCGGGCAACTACGGCCCGGAGCAGAACTTCCGCGACATGGAGCGCTGGAAGGGTCAGATGCAGCGCTCGACAGGGAGGGGCTAGACGATGGCACTGCTACCACCGCCGAGCTTCTGGGGCACCTACGAGATCGGCTCCACCAACAACAAGGTGTACTGGCGTGAGACCAACGGGGCAACCCCTGTGGATCTCAGCGTGACGATCTCCGCACCTGCTGCGGTCTACTTCCCCGACAGTGTTCTCTCGTCGGAGTCGCTCGCCTCGGTCATCGGCACCTACATGAGCACGGAGTCCACAGCGTCGGGATACTCCGCGACGTACACCGTGACTATCTCTAAGACCGACGGCACCCTCTCCATCACCGCGACCGGTGGCACCCTGACGGGCTTCGCGATGATGAACACCACGTCACAGACCAACAAGCTCCTGACCGGTGGCGACGGTGACGTCGGTCAGCAGGGCCTCGACCACTTCGGCTTTGCGGTGGCAAGCGGTGTAGCAGGCTACGCATTGACCGTGGCCGGTGACACCCAGGTCGCCAACGCATGGCACCCCCAAGGCCCGGTAGCCAACAGCACGGTGGTTGCTGGCGATGATACCACGGTGCGCACCGTGCTCGCACAGAACCGCACGATGGGCGGTCGTGTGGTCACCCGTGACTTCGTCGGGCGCATCGCACCGAAAGACACCAACTACAACGAGCAGCGCAACTTCGACCTGCGCTACCTCTCGGACACCGACCGGACCAACTACATCACCTACTTCTACCTCGCCTACGCCAAGGGCGGGGGACGGTTCCGGTTCTTCCCCGACCGGTCCGACCTGACCACCTACCAAGAGCGGATCCTGCTCAAACCATCAGCGGAGGAGTTCGCCCCCCAGCGTCTGCCTGGCTACCCCCACTTCAACACAGTGCTGCAGACGCAGCTCTACAAGCCGTGAGGGGGACCCATGCCTGACTACCTGCTGGAGATACAGGGCGAGAGCGTGGCCTTTACCGGAGCGCAAGCTAGTGCCGGGCCGGTGACCTGGTCCCAGTCCTTCCTGGAGGCCATCATCAAGCCACCCCCCATCATGACGATGGACGTGGGTCCCTACGACGGGACGTTCGGCAACGGGGGCATGGGTGTGGGCATCGTGGAGTGTGCGTCCTACATACAGGACCGCAAAACCTCACCCGTCACCACCCTCACCGCCGATGTTGCTGCCGGTGCGACCACCATCAACGTGGCGGACACGTCAGCCTTCCCGAGCAGCGGGACCATCTGGATCGACCAAGAGGCCTACCTCTACAGCGGGAAGACAGCCACCACCTTCACCGGCTGCACTTCTGCCTCGTACGGCACATGGGAAGCAGCACACTCCCAGACCCTCGCGCCCTCCAACGCGAAGACCGAGGTGTATGGGTTCAACCCCACGCTGCACGGGCGCAAGTGCTGGATCCATGAGTTCGACCCACGCGACCCCGTCAACACCAAGGTGACCATCGCGGTCGGGTATCTCGACGGGCTCGAGTTCAGCGACACCGGGTTCACGTTCCACCTGCTCTCTGTGGCCCAGCAGCTGGAGAACCAGTCAATCGCCACCGGTCTCCGTGCTTCGGGGTCGGTCCTCGGTAGCCTGGAGCGGGTTCGCAACCACAAGGTCATCCACACCAAGTTCAGCGAGAAGGCCACCAGCGATGACCTGATCGTCGAGCTGGACGACACGCGCTACCCGTTCCCGTACGACGACAGCGCAACCGCTGGCGACCTCGTGGACGTCGACAACTGCTGGCTGATGGTGGGGAGCGAGGTGATGCGCGCCCGCAAGAGCGCCTACCCTGCATTCGTCCGGCCGGTCAACAATGTTGACGTGAGCAGCTTCGGACCACGCATCCAGACGATCGTGCCGCCCTACATCCGTCTGGGGCACACGATCCGCTTCACTGACAGCGCGACCTCGAAGGTCATCACCACCACCATCGTCAAGATCGAGGGGCACTACATCACCCACGCGGCTGTGGGGTACGCTCCGGCCGTTGCATCGACCTGGGACACCCCCGACCTGCAGCTGCTCACCAACTTCGAGCGGGCCAAGGCTGAGACCAAGGCCGAGGACCACGACGCAGGGACAGAGGTCAAGCAGGTGTGGGTACAGGAGGCCGACCACGTCGACAGCGTCCTGCAGCTCCTGCACAGCAGCAACGGTTCGAGCAACGCCTACGACACTCTGCCGGACTGGGTGGGGGCGGGCGTTCGTGAAACCGAGATCGACACCGACTCCTTCGACGTCCTGCGCCCCTACAGCACCCCCATCGTGCGAGTGCTAGACGAGCCCCTCGCGCCCAAGCAGGCGCTGGTCCATCTGGCCCATGTCACAGGTGGGCGGATCTTCGTGTCGGAGGACGGGAAGGTGACGGCGCGGCGGGACTTTGCCGAGTACCCTGACACGGACTCGGCCTACTCGCTCGACATCGACGAGGCGACCAAGATCCCCCAGTGGAGGACAGACACCGGCCTCGTGTACAACCACTGGAGCTGGAACATGCGAGGGGTCGCGGCCAACTTCCGGATGGAGCGGAGCACCCGCAAGTACGGGGAGCGGAAGTTCCCCGAGGTCTCGGCGGACTTCCTCGTCGCAGGGGTCTCGCTCGGACTGGCGGAGGCTGTCGCAGTCTCCACACTCATGCGCTATGACTTGCCGACCCCGGAGATCACAGTCGAGATCCCGGAGGAGTCGAGCAACATCTTGCAGCCCGGCCAGAACGTGTCCGTCACGTTCCTGTGGCTGCCGGACCAAGCAGGGGGAGAGGGTATCACCAGCGGCCTATACGAGGTCGTGGAGTTCTCCCCCAATGGGTCCACCGTGTCTCTACGCCTGCTTCGCCTCCCTCAGCAGGGTAACGTAGGACTGGTTGCACCGGCATCGCTGGTGCAAGGGGTGTCTGGGTCAGATGTCACACTCAAGAGCAGCAGCAGTACCCACCTGGCACCCACCCAATCGAAGCTCAACACACCCATCGCGGACATCCTCGGCACGGGAGAGGACGGGACCGAGGACGTGGACTGGTTCCGTGTCAACGACCCGGTGCAGATCATCGACGCGAGTACGTTGGGCAACGCCACGCCGACCACAGCCAACACCACCATCACTAGCATCAACTACACGACGCGGGTGATCCAGTTGGGGTCGAAGCCAGCGTGGTTGGCAGCGGATGACATCATCCGGCTGGCGACCTACACCACCACCAAGGCAGGCGCGAACCAGTCGCTGCGCACGCCGTACTTCCTGTTCTGGGCCAACAACACCCCAGCGATGCCAGGGGGTGATGACCCCTATGTGTGGGGGATGTGATGACAGTCAGGGATAGATGCGCTTGCAGTAGCCGAGGCGACCACCCGACGCAGTGGCGCGTGCAAAGCAATGGCAGTTCAGCTTCGGGGTCTCTGGGGTTCGACCTGGGCGCTCACCGCAGTAGCAGTCCTCCTCCTTCGCGCAGGTGGCTGTGCTGCACTTCCCTGTCTCCAGGTTACAGGCCATGCCATCGGGGCACTGGTACTCGGGCCACTTCTCCTTCAGGTTGCAGTCGACGTCCGTGTCACCTCGGCCTCCGAAGTCGCCACAGCCTACGCAGAGCACGAACAGAATCACGATCCAGACTCGCACGGGTCACCTCCTTGGTTGCTTGGTCAGACCAACCTAGCAAGGAGCCATCAGCAAGACAAGGAGGGCACCGTGGCAGTTGACGTCGAGTGGAACAGTGTGGAGACCACAGAGGTCCTTCCTGGGGCGCCGGTGCAGGCCACCGATGGCGAGGGCAAGAAGCTCCTCGGGAACCTCAACGCGCTGGACGAGGCCCTTGCGGACCGAACCTGTCCGGGTGCTTCGTCACAGACGTTCTTCGGACACGACCACGGCGAAGAGGGCGGTGGCCCCATCATCCGTGGGTGCGTATGGTGCGCCGACGGTGGCAGCGATCCCATCAAGGTGTTTGACCCAACCGACGCCGCCCGCCAGACCCTCCGCCTGGACTTGAGCGGGGCAAGCCCCGGACTCAACCCGGACGGTCGCCAGATGTACCGTGTGGACATCAAGTACAAGGCCATCAGCGCC